CTTCTGCCCTATGCGCGGGGCGTGGGGGAGATGTTCGCCGGGAGGGAGCTTGGGGCGGGTGGCCGCCTCTCCCTCCTCAAAGGGGAAGCGGGCAATCTGGGGCCGGTGCCGAGAAACGCGCAAGGCGAGCCGTTGCCGGAGAGTGTGGCGCGTGATGCAAACGGCAAGTTGCAAAAGTACTATCACGGGACGCCAGAAACGTTTCCTGACTTTGATCTGGCGCATGCCAATCCAACCGATTGGGCGCGGGGCGTCTTTACCACGTCGGACCCGGCCTATAGCGAAGGCTATGCGCTGGGCCACTGGCCGCAGCGTAGCCGCGAGGCTTATAGCCTGATGCAAAATGCCCAGGATGATGCGGCGTATTATCGCCGGTTGGCCCAGGAAGAGAGCGATCCGGCGCGCGCTGCGGCCTATGAACAGCAGGCCTGGGGCTATAACGAGATGGCTCAAGACGAATGGCGCACTTTACAGGACTTGATCGAACAGGACCCGCAGCGTCATACCGGGGCACCCCAAACCCGTGCTGTCTATCATGACGTGAGGAAGCCTTTGGAGCTGAACGATCCGGCAGATCCGACGCTCTCTGCCGAAGTGGCCCAACTCAGGAAGGACCAGGGTCGCACGCTGTGGGCTGAGCGCTCCAACTGGACAAACCGGCATCTCCTGAATGCGTATACCGAGATGACCGACCCGGACCAGGCCCAGGCGTGGCTCGCTTCGCATGGCTATGATGCATTCCATGAATATCTGTACAGCCATTCGACCTTTCGGCACCATGAGGTGATGACGCCATTTTCACCAGACCAAGTTTTTCCAGCCGCCAATGTCGAATCATTGCCCGGCTTTAAGCGTTAGAGAATCGCCCCGCCACCGGCGTAATGGTGGTTACAGGAGAAGTAACGGTTGGATAGCTTTCAATACAGGCCCAGAGTTTTTTCGTGAGTTACAAGAACGGCAAGCAGGGACGATATTTGATGCAGTATGTGAGCCGCCTTTACTGAGCGGCGTTATATGGTCTTGTGTCAGTTTCCCTCTATAGCGCTTGCCGCAATAGGCGCATCTATGCCCGAAGACGTGTTGCATTTTAAGCCATTGTGCCGAAGTGAAGTCATTAATAGGGGATGCAAGTTTTTGCGCGCGTCTCTTTTCGTTTCGAACCGCAATAGGCTCTTTATTGATTCTACGATAGTCAGAATAGTAGAGCTGGATTTTTTCTTTATTTGCGTTGCGATATGCTTTGTGGCGTATCCGTTCTTTTTCTCTATTGGCCGCGTAATACATTTTGTTGTATTCAGTTGTTTTGTTTTTCCGTTTAACGCGGTATTTTTTAGCTTGTTCTTTTCGTTTTAAACTGTTGTCATTATATAGCTTACGACTTCTTGCAAGCAAAGCAGCATGGTTTTGTTTTCTGTATGCCGTTTGCTTAGCACGAAGTCTTGCTTTGTTGCGGTGATAATATGCGCGTGCGGTTGCTCGACGCTTGTCGTCATCGGTATAAGGCATGGGTGCTCTCCGCATGAGCCCGTATGGTGTGTGCGGCAATCTGGTACGGTGCCAGACTTTCAGGCTGCAGACCCTAGCCGCATAAGCAAAAGTATAGCATAAATATTCGCCTCGGCGTCGGCGTATAGACGCTGTGTTCAACAACTGAATACCCGTGCTTTCATACCCCGGCCAGGGTACGCGAGTGCAAAACCGCTTAGGGCAACGTGGACTAGTCCCCACGTTGCCCTATTTTTTTGCCTACTGGAAGCACGGGGAGAGGACTTACGGCCATGGAACAAGACAGCGATTACGTCCTGGCGTCGACGAACGCCAGTGATGTGCCCCCGTCCCCAGAGCAAGCGCCGGGTGCCGAAGGCACACAGGCTTCTGTGGCTTCGCCACCGGTGGTCCCCGACCCTACGCCGGGTGCCGAAGGCACACAGGCTTCTGTGGCTTCGCCACCGGTGGTCCCAGCCCCTACGCCCGAACCCGCGCCCGTCAGTGCGGAACAGCGGCGGCTTGATACGGCCTTTGCGGCCCAGCGCCGCCGGCTGGAGGCCGTGGAAGCCGAGAATCAGCGGCTCCGGCAAGCACAGCAGCCGCGCCCAGATACGCCTCCAGGCCCGCCGCCGAGGGATCCGAACGCGCCCAGACGGGAATGGTTCCAGGGTGACGACGAAGCCTACATGCAGGCGCTCGCGGCCTATAACGCCCAGCGCCAGATGACGGGATACGTGCAGCGCGAAGCCTGGAACCGCCAGCTCTCGCAGTGGGAGACGCAGGAAACCCAGGTGCGCCAGGCACATCCTGATTACGACAGCGCGGTTGACGCCTTAGACGTGCAGTTTCATCCCGGCTTGCTCCAGACGATTCACCAGCATCCACAAGGACCAGAGCTGTCCTATTACTTAGCCCAGCACCCGGAGGAGGCGGCCAGGATTGCGCACCTCCCTCCCACGCAAGGGCTCTGGGAGTTGGGGCGCCTCGTCGCAGGCCTTGAGGGAGGAAGCGGCCCGCCACCGGACCGTCCACCGGACCGCGCCACACCACCAGCTCAACCCTTGCCTACCCCGCCGCAACCCGTCGGGCCGTCCAATGGCTCAACCTCCACCGTCCCGATGGACGAGATGGAGCCGGACGAGTTTGCGGCCGCGTGGGTCAAACGGTTCGGGACCAGATGGTAGAAAGCGATACCTAACCGATGGCCATGCCAGCAGGACAGACCTTTTTAACGATCGGGATGATCACCAGGCGTTCCCTGATGGTCTTAGAAAACAACCTGACCTTTACCAAGTACGTGTCGAGAAATTACGACGATCAGTTCGCCCGTTCCGGGGCCAAAATTGGCGCCACCTTAAACCTGCGCTTGCCGGCGCAATATAACGTCAATACGACCGGGCCAGCGTTTGGCTTTTCGGGCTCAGGCCCAGGCCCGGTGATTGAGCAGCAAGTGCCCCTGGTGCTGAGTTATCAGCACCACGTCGATATGAATTTCACGGCTCAGGATCTGACGCTCTCGATTGACGACTTTAGCGAGCGGATTATTCAGCCCGCGATCGCGTCACTCGCGAACGAAATTGACCGCCGTGGGTTGCTCCTGTACACGCAGGTCGCCAACTGCGTCGGGCATTTTACGGCCGCCGGCGTGGGCATGCCGCCGGGCGGCATTTATGGCGCCACCAATACGGGCCAGGTAGATACGGCGGGCAATGCGCTGTTTGGGTATGGTCAGGGCTATGTACTGATGGATAATGAGGCGACCCCGCGCGACAATCTGCGCTCGACGATTATTAGCCCGAACGCGCAAAACTACGCCGTTGCGGCGCTCTCCGGGCTGTTTCACGCCACGACCGAGATTGAGGAGCAATACCGCTCCGGCAATATGGGCATTAGTGGTGGTTCCAAGTACAGCATGGACCAGAACGTCGCGGTGCAAACGTTTGGGCCGTTGGGCGGGGTGCCCTTGACGGCGGCCCCCCTGCCCACCAATGGGGGGACCTCCGTCGGGTCGTCGGGCTGGACCGGCACGGTGAATCTGAACGTGGGTGACGTGTTTACCATGGCGGGCGTCTATGCCGTCAATCCGCAATCGCGCGTCAGTACGGGCCAGCTGCGGCAATTTGTCGTGACGCAGCAATTTACGAATACGGCGGGCGGCGGCACGATTAACTTTGCGCCGGCCATCTTTGGGCCGTCGTCGCCGGTGCCGGAACCCCGGCAAAACGTCACGGCGCTGCCGGCCTCCGGGGTGGCCATTACGCCCTTTGCCCCAGCCAACGCCACCGCGGCGCAGATGCTGGCCTTCCACCGGGACGCCTTCGCCGTGGCCTCGGTCGATCTCGAAATGCCCGGCGGCGTCGATATGGCCGCCCGCGTCGCGTCAAGGAAACTGGGCTTTAGCTTACGGCTTGTGAGACAATACGATATAAACAACGACGCATTTCCGTGTAGAGTGGATTGCCTTTATGGGTGGGTGGCCCAGCGTCCCGTAATGGCAGTTCGCATTATGGGGTGAGGAAAAAATGATATAGACAAAATCTGCATGTTTGTGGCATAATCGTCTTAAGAAAGGAGGCGACTATGCCACAAGCACGATGCACAGTGCAGGGTTGTAAGGGCCTGCACTATGGACAGGGGTATTGTAGCAAGCACTATAAGCGTTTCAAGGCCCATGGTAATCCACATGTGGTGCTGCCCAGGGGGCCAGGGCAACGCCCGACATGTTCTTTGTTAAGTTGTAATCGGCCCCATTATGCCCATGGTTACTGTCAAAGCCATTACAGACGCTGGCGCTTATATGGTGACCCGAATGTTGCCAGGCAAGTGCAATATAAGGGACTCAATCCACGGCAGTATTTCTTTATGCGTATCACCAAGACTGATGGGTGCTGGCATTGGAGAGGCCCCCAAGACCGGGATGGCTATGGCGTATTTCGCTTGCAAGGCAAGACATACAGGGCCACGCATGTCTCCTGGGAGATTGCCTATGGACATTGCCCTATAGGCGCGCACGTGTTGCACCATTGCGACAATCCTAGCTGTGTCAATCCAGAGCACCTGTTTCTTGGCACCATGGCTGATAACATGAAAGACATGTGGCTCAAGGGGCGTGGACGTTACGAAATTCCTACTGAGCGGGCACACGGTGTTAACAATGCCCATGCCAAACTGACCGATGATCTTGTTCTGGAAATCCGGCAATCGTCAATGTCGACGAGGGAATGGGCAAATGCGCTTGGCATGGCCTGGCAGGTAGTGCATAGTGCACGGGTGGGGAGAACCTGGAAGCATGTCGATATGCCTCCTCACTCTGCCACAGAGCGCTATGTAGGAGAGACGGGGGGCTCAGGGTGGCGCAAAGGAAAACAGCACACGGAGGCTACCAGGGCCAAAATGATCCAGGCGGCCCACCGTGGGGTAGACAACGCCATGTCAAAGCCGATCACTATTGCTGGCGTCTCGTATGCCTCACTGGCGGATGCCGCATCTGCTCTCGGTCTGACACGGAGGCAGTTAGGCTATAGACTCAAAACGGGGTTGATCCCTGTTGAGCAAGAGGTATCCCATGGCATCGACCAGGACAAATCCCAAGACAGGCCGTGAAATCAAGTCCGAGAAGGAATCCGACGGGCACCTCACGACGGCCGGGCGCCTTGCCTTATCCAAGAAACAATTCGCCCTGCCAGCCTCCGCCACCGAGAAGGGCAAGGAAAGCGGGGCCAAAGGGTCTTACGCCATAATGGATAAAGCGCACGCCAGGGCGGCGCTGAGTCGGGTGTCTGCTCACGGCACGCCCGCTGAGCAAGCGACGGTGCGCCGGAAGGTAAGCGCTAAGTATCCGGACATCGAGGTGGAAGGCAAAGGGAAAAAAGGGAAATAACTATGGCGCGTGTCCTCTCTGAAGGCGACGAAGGCATGAACGATGAGCCGGGCGGGGCGCGATCGACCCCGGCAGCCGTGACCGACCAGACACGCAACACGGGCATCAAAGGGGCGCCCAGCACGACCGGCACCCGCAATGGCAACGGCAACGGCTACTGGAACGGCAACGCCGACCGGCACGGCCATATCCCTGAGCCTTATAGCAGCGCACCGGAGGGCTCAGGCCGGGACGGGACCGGGCGCCGCTCTGGCGGGGCGCCGAACAATAGAGACTTGAAACGGAGCTATTAAGGCATGGACACCACCGAATACGAGGCAGGCTACCCGAAAGCCAAGTACAACGACACGGGCCAGATGCGCCTGGTTGACTCGCCCGAGGCCGAGAGTAAACTGGTCGGGAGGTGGGCCGATTCCCCGGCAGATTTTGGGTTTAGTGCGGCGCCCGCCCAAGACGAAATGGTCCCACCGCTGGTGCCCAGGCCGCTCACCTATGCGCCCCATGCGTGGGGGCCACCAGCGCCGGAGACGCAACACAACCCTTGAATGCCCCGGAGGATTCCTCACCTTTGCCTCCGGGGCTGGCGCCTTCAGGTCCGGGCTCATCTGTGGCAGGGCTCCCGGCTGCCTCTGGTCACGCGGAGGTGGTGACTCAGCCTGAAGGCGCCTCACCACGCGCCGCGGCACGCAAGCGGACCGCGGCCACAAAGAAAGGACGGCGTGGCAGACACTGACTCAATGCAGACGCAGACGCACGACACCGGTCCGGCCATTCCCTATCCCCGCATGATGGCCAGAGCCGATGGCATGTTGGCGCTGGTGGCGTCGGCAGCGGAGGAAACCGAGCTGCAGCCCGGCGGCTGGTTTCCCCTCACCCTGCCGCATCCGGTCATGCCCCCCGGCATGAGCCGCGATCCAGGCCGGGAGTACGTCACGGGGATTTTTGCCTCCAAGGGCCGACCCGTCTACCTGCGGATTCTGGCGCAGTACGATATCGTGCAGGACGATACGGTGTGGCGCTTAGACCTGTTTCGTGGCGGCCAGTTATGACGCGGATGAAGCGTATGAAGCGCCCGTGGCATCGGCCCGTCCTGCGGACGTCTCGGCTCTTCGTCGCGCCGCGGCATGTGCTGGCGTACTGGCGCCTCTACGTCGGACTGCGGGCGGCGGCGGGAGGCACGGGGGGAACACTGGGGGAACAATGTCTTCAGCGCGTGATTTGATTTATGCGGCCCTCCTCGACCTGGGCGCCATCGCCTCGGGGGAAACGCCGACAGCAGCCGAAGCCATGGATGCGTTTCGCAGGCTCAACTTGCTCCTGGAGCAATGGCGTCTCCAATCGCTCCTGGTCTATGCCATCACCAGCGCCAGCGCCACGGGCAAAACCAGTTATACGGTGGGGATCGGCGGCGACTTTAATATCGCACGCCCGATCCGCTTAGAGCATGCGGTGCAGCGGGTCGGGGGTCAGACGCCGTTTGATTATCCCCTGGCGCCGCTCAACGATGCGGAATGGGAAGCGATCGGCCTGAAAACCCTGGTCAGTGGGATTGCCTCCTGTTTCTACTGGGACCGGGGCTTTCCGCTGGGCACGGTGACGCCCTACCCGCTCATGAATACGGCGGATACGCTCATCCTCTATCCCTGGACGCCGCTGTCGGGGTTTGCCACGCTCGATGATCCGGTGAGTTTTCCGCCCGGCTACGAGTTGGCGCTGCAGACCAATTTGACGCTCGAGCTGTCGG